GCGCCAGAGGCTGTCCGCCTTGATGCCGAACAGGTTGTTGCCCGTCTTTGCCAGTGCAGACTCACCCCACCCCGACTCAAGTGCCGCCTGAGCAATGGTTATGCTGGCAGGAACGCCTGTTGCCTTGGCCGATGCGACGGCGGCCGTGGTGAGCCGCATGATGAATTCCGTCGGACTCACATCATCTCCTTCACATCCTTGGCGATCTCATCGATCGAGGCATCACGGCGCTTGGCAATGAAGTTGAAGACCCACCGAACGATGGCCCATCCCGGCAATCCACAGCCAAAGATCACCCCACCCATGGCGTACAGACCCATGGTGGAGAACGCCCAGTCATGCAGCTGGAAATGCTCAATGACGATGGCACCCCCACCGATGCTGGAGACCACAGTGCTGATCAGGCCCACAGCCCACTCTCTGAAACTCCGAGGCGGCGTCATGAGCATCACCACCACGGCAGCAAGGGTGGCTCCCCCGGCGGCAGCGGCAGCAGCCCCACCAATGGCTTTGTAGGCCGCCGCTGCACCAGCGACTCCTGTGCTTGCGGGTTCAGGCATATCTCTCTCCTTAAAAAAAGAAAGCCACCAGGACAAACCTTGGTGGCGGGTGGCGAAATGGGATAAGGGCTCTGCCCGGCTACGTGCAGACCATCAAAATGGGCACGGTGGCAACCGCTGCCCCCGCGTTGATGTCGTGGATCACATCCACAAAGACCCGGGTTAGTGCTGCTGTGGCCGTCCCGGTTTGCAGCGCAGCAATGGATTCGGCATAAACACGCTGGTACTGGGCTGTGGCCGAACCTGCATTCAGGGATCCGACCGTCTCTGCAAAAACGTAGTCGTATTCAACCGTCATCTCAATCTCCCATGCCCAACTGCATGGCGTTCACGGCAGCAGCGTTCCAGGCCGTGCCACTGGCATCGGTCATGAAGGGAGACTGGAACAAGGCCAGCGCACCCACCGGCAGCGTCAAGGTGGTGCCCGAGATGGTGGTGGTTCCGGTCTTGAGCTTGGGGATCAGGCTGGTGGTGCCCGAGCCCGAGTTCTGACCGTAGTAGTTGCCCACCACGGCGTTCACATCCACCGGGGTGTAACTCAAGGGCAGGAACTTGTAGAGGTCGATGTTGCCGGTGCCTGCGTCACTCACGTAGTTTCCGGATGTGTAGCCGCCGTTGACCATCGCGTAATGCGCCGTGCCCGTTTTCGGGGTGAACTGGGCCAGATCGCCATCGGCGTTGGGCAGCAGTGTGGAGATGCGGCGAGGCCCCAGCGGGTACGTATTGAAGGAGGTGCCTTGATCGTCCCAGACGATGACGTCATCGATCCATGCCGTACCGCCAAACACATAGCCACCCCCAAAGGTGATGGTCGAAATCGCGGCTGCAGCCCCCAGGTTGGCCGTGACCGTGCCCTGCAAAATCCCGTCCACATACAACTGTGCCGAGCCACTTGCACCGTTGAGTTGGTACTCCAGCTCGATCCAATGAAAGCTGGTGTCCGTCATGGCAATCGTGCTGGTGATCTGCGCCGTCGTGGCGCCGAGGGTGGTCACCACCAGCATTCCCGAGGTGTTCATGCCCAGGATGTGGCTGTTGTTGAGCGCCAGGATGGGGTACGAGGTATTGACCCCGTTGGGAGCCGCTCCTGTCCCGTATTTGTAGCTCATGCCAATGCGCACCTTGGCTCCACTGGGGATGCTCACAGACTTGATGATCGCCATCGAATAGGGGTTGGACGCGGCGCTGGTCAGCGCCCCTCCCCCAAAACGCCCACCGGTGGTCGAGATGTTGGTCTGGGTGACGGTGTTCCAGCGGATATTCAGGTTGGCCGTCGTGGCATAGCTGTCCATCCCGTCACAAAAGCGAAAGGTCATGAATTACTCCTTGAAGGGTGTTCAGCGGGTGGCAGCCAAGGTGAGCGACACATTGGCCAAGGCCGAATCCGCTGGCGACTGGTTGGTCAGAGTGAGGACGTTTCCAGCGGCAAAGCTCACGCTGGATACGAATGTGAAAGTGGCCGAGGCAGATCCAGAGGCAAAGTTGACAGTGCCGATCGATGTCCCGTTCTTGGCCAACGTCAGCGTGGTAGCAGCGGCAGCCGATGTGATCGAAGAGCCGTAGGAACCTGTGAGGCCTGAGGGCAAGGTGATGGCACGCGGCACGATGATCCGGCCCATCACCTGGTTGGCCGTGGGCACGCCCGGAAAAAACATCAGCAGGTCATACGGCGTTGAACCGGGCGCGAGCAAGGCGGATGGCGCATACGAGCGCTCATCCGTGTAAGACGTGACGGTGGTGGTTCCCGTCACCACCAGGTACAGCGGAATCTTTCCGGCCGAGAACCCGGTGGTGTTGGCGGTGACTGCCCCAGTGGCGGCATCGGCCATCAGGTAATTGGTGGCGCTGGCCGTGAGGGCCACAGTGCCATTGGCAATCTGGCCGTTGTACCACCCACCGTAGTAGCCCCAGGTCAACCCTGAGGAGGTGCTGGCACGCCTTGCCCAGAGCATGGAAGGGCTGGCCGCGTCAAAGAGCGCATTGGCCAGCACCTCCTTGCTGCTCTGGTTGGTGGCGATGGTGTCGATCAGGGTGGTGCTGTTGGACATGAATTGCCTTTTTGGTTACCGCTGTGCTGAGGTCGTGGCGATGTGCCCAAGAACCCCTTGGTCGCTGTTCTGGGCCACGGTGAAGGTGATGGTCTGCCCGGGTGTGAAACCGTCGGCGGTAATCGTCGCGTCGGGGTAGACCCATGTTTGGGCGGCCGTGACGACCACGGTGCGCACCAAGGCTGTCCCATTGAAGACCTGCAACTGGTAGGACTCGGTGCCCTCATCGAGCGGCACATCGGTGCCGTTGAGCCAAGCGGCATTCACCCTCGCCCGCCGGGTCCAGCCCAGGGTGATGTCAGCTGCTGAGGTAGCAGAGCCTTTGTTGGCATTGAAGCCCGAGGGCGCCAATGGCCGCACGCAGGCTTCGCTCACTGTGACCGAAACCGCATCGGCGGTGCTGGCCGTGCGCCCCAGCGTCACCGGCAAGACCTTGAGGGTCTGGCCCAGATCGGACAGGTTCAGGGGCAGCTTGTAGAGGGTGCTCGCGCCCAACAGCACGAACAATTCGCCACTGGCGTGATTTCCCATGGCCCACTCGGTGCCCTGCCTTCCTCGCAAAAAACCGCTGAGCTGGTAGGTGCCGGTGCCCGTCAACGTGGCCGTGCGGAAATACAACAGCTCACGCCCGATCATGGCCACGTTGACCCCGGCTAAGAGGCCCGCGCCGTCGGTGCTGGTGAGCACCCCATTGGCCATGCGCACGGTCACGGTGCTCAATTCATCGGGTTGGTTGCCCCCGGCGAAGTTGCCCAGCACGCTATCGGTAAAGCCGATGGAGGCGGCCACGGTCTGGGTCTGAAACGGGGTGAAGGACACGCCGTCACGAGAAATCTGCAACTCGCAACCCGGCCATGAGCTGTCATAGCCGCAGGCAGCCAGGTACAGGGCCTGCGAGGTGTCGGTGTCCCGCAGAGGGGGTGCGTCGATGATGGCCAGCCGGGTTCCCCCGGCATAGGACACCACCGGGGTCACATAGCCCGTGGCAGCACCCCCGACCGTGGTGGCCGTGGAACTGTAGAGGAAGGGGTCTTCGGACACAGCGGTCCAGCGCAGCTGCCCCTGCCCGTTGTTCTCACAGCGGGTCAGGCGGGCCGTGGCGCTGTATCCCGTGTCCGGCTCGATGAGCGTGACGACGTCTGAAGGCTCGAAACGCATGTAGGCCAGCGAGGTGGCAAAGGTGTAGGTCGTTCGAGCCACCCACTGGCTCCAGAGCATGAGCTCGCAACGCTGGCGGGCATCGTCATCGGTGAGCACCACGGGCAGCTGGAATGCGGTTTTCTGCACGCTGGGCGTGACCGAACGAAAAGCCCGCTGTGTGGCGTTCTCGTAGTCGTTTTGCGCGCCCGGGTAGGTCATCTCGACCACTTGCGGCAGGTCCACCTCCTGCGTGCGGGCGGCCACCAGCGGGTTCAGGCTCTCCTCGGCCGATTTGCTGGCCGCAGCGCCCAGGTCGGCAGCCGGGATGGTGACCACCGAGCCGGTACCGCGCTTGACGAACTTGAGCTTGGCATTGGTGTCGGTTGCGTCCACAAAGTAGGCCGTCATCAGGGGCTGCAGATTGCTTTTGGCGCTGGAGCGGTTGGTGATGGCGTAACCGCGCACCTTGTCGGTGAGCTGGGAGGTGTCGTACTGGCTGGCCTGCAGCCCTGCCCTGCTGGCCACATCCCCCACGATCGAGGACAAGCTCACACCGTTGGTATCCAGCGATGCGTGGGCCAGGTACATGCTGATGGCGCTACTTGAAGACCAGTCGCTGTAGAGGATGGTGGATTCGTTGAGCACCGTGATGGAACTCACGATGGGCGTACCGGTGAACCAGAACAGGTTGCTACTGGTGCCTGCAGCCAAATCGATGCGCCAGATGCCGGTGCCGTTGACAACCACGTAGATGAGGCTGTCGTTGATCACATGGCCGATTGATATGCCGGTGGGCACCCCGCTCATGGCCGTGCCGACATAGGCCAGCGTGTCCTTGTTGAACTTCTCGATGGTGCCAGTAACCACGTTGGCGACGTACACATGGCTCACCCCAATTCCCAACACCGTCCATGGCCCCGTCAGGGTGGAGGTGGTGAGCACGCCCGAGTTCAAGTCAAACCGGTACAGGTTGTAGGAAAACCCGCCGTAGCTGTTGGTAACCCAGATCAGGTTGCCCGATTTGACAAAGCAGGTGGTGCCGCCGCCGTAGGGCAGATTGGGAATGGTGGTATCGGTGGACAAGCCCGTCGTGGCATCCACCCAGCGCATGGTCAGGTTGCCGCGCACGAGCGCTCCGGGCACATCACTGCGGCCATTCGCTGGGAAATCCCCAGGCGAGCCGCCAGACAAGGCACCGTTGGGGCTGGCGCCATAGGGCGTGAGGGTTTCCAGGCGCACGCCCGAGTAGCCGTAGTAGTAGCCCCAAGCCATGGCCTGGGTGCTGGTGACCGACAGGCATGGAGCCGAATAGAAGGTGCCGAGCGTCGTGGGGTAATTCCAGGAGGAGACGAGCTGGGTGGTCCAGGTGGTGTTCGACGCCGTGACGACCTCAAAGGACAGGCTGGGCAGGTAGTTGCCGTAGGGCGCGAGGTCAAAGTCGGTGAAGACCGCATAAGCCAGCCCCCGGTAGCCGGGCACATTGCCCACGCCCTGGTAGCTCTCCATGGTCGGATCGGCCGCCTGCAGTTCATCGCCGGTATAGATGCGGATGCCATCGGCTTGGCTTGCGCTGGCCAGCACGCTGGAGGCGGTGGCGTTCGCCCCCATGTCGTAGATCAGCTTGCTGTTGGCCCAGATGCGGCGCACGCCGACGATCGGACCTTCACACAGCCCCACGGCAAAGGACAGCGAGTAGGAATAGGTGGTGGAGGTGGGGCCGCCCTTGCCGCCTTGCGTCTGGGAATGCTCCACCGGGGTACCAGCCCAGATCACGTTGCCCGCCATGCGGTAGGTGCCGTAAATCAGGGGAATGGGCTGACCATAGGCGCTGTTTTGCACCTTGAGGTCGGCCATGTGGGGGCCTTCGACGTGCTGCGGAAACAGCACGGAGCCGACCAGGCTGCCAGCCATCCAGCCCCATTGGGCGCCCGCCGGGCCGCCCACGGCAAAGCCGATCGCAGCGCCTGCGACCGAAACGGCAAGTTGCGCCATCAGTGAACTCCGGGGAATCTGTAAAAGCCTGCGGCCTGCGCCCACCACCAGGCGTCCATGCTGTGCTCGACCACCTTGCGTCGAGGCAGGTAGGCGTGGATCAAATGCTCGGGGGTGCTGAGAATGCCCAAATGCCCCGGGTGCGCGTCGAATGTGAAAAGCACCACGTCCCCGGCCATCAACTCCTCGCGGGTGATGCTTTTCATCTGCGTGTCGCAGTGCCTGCGCAGCGACTCTCCGTCGGGGCGCATGGTGTAGCCCATGACATCGAAGTCGGAGAGGCCCAATTCCTGCGCCACACCAACCAGGAGACCTGCGCAGTCCACCCCTACCCCTTTGAGCCTGCCTTGGTGGTGGTAGGGCGTACCCAGCCACGTGCGGGCGGTGCTCACCACATCGTCTGCAGTCACCTTCATTTGCGGGTTCATTTGCTCTGGGGCCTCAGAATCGAGTCGGTGCCCGGGATGTAGGGCTCGCCCCGGAAGTTAAGGAAATTGCCAAAGCGCTGGCGGCAAGTAGTGGCGGTCTTGTCGCAACCGGCCACCAGGGTGTAGGTGTCGCCCACGCTGATGGGATAGGTCATGGGCAGCGCCAGGGTGATGGATCCCGGCGAGAACTGGCGCACGTCCATGCGGTAGCCCGCGTTCTGGCCGGTGAGCCACAGCAGCGTGCCGTAGGTAAAGTAGCCCTGCGCATAGGTCATGGAGATGGTGACCTGCGTGCCCGCATTGATGCTGTTGAAGGTGTAGACGCCAGCGGTCACGCTGTACTGGCCGACGGCCGGAGCACCCGTGACTTTTGTGAAAACTGCACCCGTCTGGGCATTGGTCACCCCGGTGTCTGACGCCCAACTTCCGCCTTGCGGGATCACGGGCGTGATGGTCCAGGGGCTGGCGCTGGGGATGGTGTAACCCGGCGAGGTGTAGGGCAGCACGGGGCCGGCCTGCGTCATGGAAGTGTCGGCAAACACCCGGGCATTGGTCACGCCCGTCACGGCTCCAGAGAACGTCAG